TCTTAGAGATAAACTCCAATATTATACTTTTAATAAATTTACTAATGCTAATCAAGGTTTAATAGAAGCTGCTAATCAAGCCTTTTTAGATAATTTAAAAACTGTCGATCCTGAAGACGTATTTGGAAATTTTGTTGAAAGATACTTAGGATATACCTTAAAAATTCAAGAAGAAAAACCTATTAACCCAAGTGACAGTACATTAATTAGACGAAGAGGTGTAGCCTTAGATTCAAATGAATTTATTGTAGCAGGTACAGAATTAACCTTCTCTACTAATCTTGGAACTATAATTCAAGAACTTAAGTTTAAATTAAAACGTGATGTTGATAGTGGGGTTCTTGGAATTAATACTACAGATACTGATCCAAACGAAATAGACGACGATACTGCTGTTGAAATTGCTAAAACAACTGGAGCCAATCCACTAGCTATTTCTAATATAAAAGCACAACAAACTGATAGAGCAGCATCACTTCCCGAATTAAGAGATGATCCTGATAGAACTCCAACAGAAGCTAGAGTTGGAAACTCTACTTTTAGATCTATTGATGATGCACAACCTGCTAAATCAACTCCTAATTCAGCGGTTAAACAAAGACCATTAGATACTCAAACTTTGGTTCAAGAACCTTTAAATGAGTTTATCCAATCAAATCCTTCACTAGCCAAAATATCTAACACTTATTCCGTATTAAGCGGGGCTTCAACTTCACAATTAAATCAAGTTTTATCCCAACCAGGGATAGAAAATATGAGTGAAGATGAGTTAATAGCTAACTTAAAAGAATCTATCTTAAGTGAAATGGATCCAAATCCTGATAAGATAGAACAAATCAAAAATAAAACTGATCAATGGTATGAAGGGTTAAAGGCTAAAGCACAAGCTGACTATGATAGATTAGTAGCTAGAACACCAATGGCTAAAAAAATACTCCCTCCATTTGAAGAATATTTTGGTAAAATAGAAGAACAAGAATTACCAAAATGGATCAAATCTCTCCTCAGACAAAGATATACTGAAACTGAGGTAAATTATGGAATTCAATCAGATGATATAAGAGAAGAATATAGTATTAAAATAAACGGTACTAAAGTTAAAGTTAAACGTAAACGTGGAAGAAAAAAATAACAAATAAATATTTATAATCATGAAAATAGAAGCTTTTAGAAAAATTATTCGAGAAGAGGTAAGAGATGTAATTAAGGAAGAACTTTCTTTAATTATGAGTACTCCTATCACCGAAACTAAGATAGTTAAGAAGCCGGTTGTGGAACAAAAAGTGCAAAAACCTTCATTCTCTGAATTAGTAAATAAAGAAATAGTACAACAAAAACAACCTACATTTGAACCTACAGGTAATCCAATGTTAGATATTCTAAATGAAACTGCAGCTGCAGGAGAATGGAGAAATATAAATGGAGGTGGATATACAGCACAAGACGCAGTTGGATTCGCAGGTGGAATGCCTGGTGGTTCAGCTAAAGTAGTTGAAAGTGTAGACCAAATGTTAGCTGGAAAACAAGGAATCACAGATCTAAATCAGGTATCTATTGATGCTGTACCCGACTTTTCAGGTTTAATGGGTAAAATGAAAGAACAAGGTAAAATATAATGTCTTACATATTTAAAAATATTGACGTTTTAGATCTTAACCCTTCAACGGGAGTAGGAATATCTGTACCATTTAATGGTTCTACAGGTGTTAATACAACTTACACAACTCAAGATGCTATTAAATCAAACCTTTTAAACTTTATCTTAACAGGAAAAAGAGAAAGAGTAATGAACCCTGGCTTTGGAGCTGGATTATTAGGCTTAGCTCCTTCCTTAGAGGACCCTATAGGCGATTCAGGAGTTTTATTTAACCAAATTACCGAAGAAAGAATAGATCAAATTGAAAATTTAATTTATGGAGGAGTAGATTTATATTTCCCCACAGTTAAAATTGAAAGTTTAAGTGTAGATCTTCAACCTGATTCTAAAACAATTATAATATATCTAAAATACACTGTAGTTAATACAAATATTGAAGACGAATTACAAATAAACCTCAACAATGGCGGAGTCTAAGCAAATACAATATTTAAATAAGGATTTTGACGGGTTTAAGCAAAAATTGCTTGAATTTGCTCAAGTTTATTATCCCGAAACATACAACGATTTCTCAGAAACATCTGCAGGGTTGATGTTAATTGAAATGGCATCTTATGTAGGTGACGTTTTATCCTATTATGGTGATAATCAAGTCCAAGAAAACTTTTTAGAGTTTGCTAAACAAAGAGATAACCTATTAGCCTTAGCTTATAACCACGGTTACTTTCCCCAAGTAACAAACGCTGCTACTGTTGATGTAGATATATATCAAACTCTCCCTGCTACAACTGCTGGAGGATTAGTTAAACCTGATTGGAATTATGCTATGATTTTATCTGAAGGTGCACAATTGCAATCTTCAAATAATACAAGCGTTTTCTTTTATATAGAAGATAAAGTAGATTTTACTATTTCTGGAAGTGCAGATCCAACTGACGTATCTGTTTATTCTATAGATGGTGCAAATCAACCTAATTTTTATTTATTAAAAAAGAAAGCAAGAGCTACTGCAGGCACACTTAAAACAAAATCTTTTACCTTTACTACTCCACAACGTTTTTCAACTGTTGAAATTGAAGATACAAATATAATTGAGATTGTAAACGTAACAGATAGTGATTCTAATAGATGGTATGAAGTACCTTACCTAGCCCAAGAAACTATATTTGACCCTACAACTAATATAGCTGCAAATGATCCTACTTTATATCAATATAACGATACTACACCTTATCTTTTAAAGATTAAAAAGGTTCCTCGTAGATTTATTAAAAGATTTGAATCAAATAACAAATTAAAAATGCAATTTGGACCTGGTGTTTCTTCAAATCCAGATGAAATCATTACCCCAAATTCAGATAATATAGGATTAGGCTTACCATATGGGACTGATAAATTGACCACAGCATGGGATCCTTCTAATTTCTTATATACACAAACTTATGGACTAGCTCCTTCAAATACTACTTTAACAGTAGAATACCTTGTAGGAGGTGGAGCTACTTCTAATGTTACAGCCCAATCATTAACTATTCTATCTTCAGGTACAGTAACATTTTTTGGATCTAATTTAGATAGTACTTTACAATCCACAGTTAGAAATTCTTTAGCATTTACAAATAATAGACCCGCTTTAGGAGGTGGAAACGGAGATACAAACGAGGATATAAGAAGAAAATCAATAGCTCAATATCCAACCCAATTACGTACTGTAACTAAAGATGATTATGCTATTAGATCTTTATCTTTACCTTCAAAGTTTGGTAAAGTATCTAAAGTATATGTTTCTCAAGAAGACGGAAGACGAGATAGATCTCTTGAAGAAAGATATGATACAAATGCTTTGGCTTTATATCTTTTATCAAATAATTCTCAAAATAAATTAACTGTAGCTGACCCTGCCTTAAAACAAAATCTTAAAACGTTTTTAGGTGAATATAGGATGCTAACAGATGCTATTAGAATTAAAGATGCTTTTGTAATTAATATTGGAGTTAATTTTGATATTATAATTCAACCTAACTATAATAACAGATTAATCATTAATAACTGTATTGATGCTCTTACAGCATATTTTGATATTGATAAATGGCAAATTAATCAACCTATTTTAATTAACAATCTTCGTAACGTACTTGATAATGTAGATGGTGTTCAAACTGTTAAAAAACTAGAAATAGTAAATAAAGTAGGAGAATCATTAGGATATTCAAAGTATGCATATGATATTAAAGGATCAACTATAAACGAAATTTTATACCCTTCCTTAGATCCCTCAATTTTCGAATTAAGATACCCCGATACTGATATCCAGGGTAGAATAGTAACAAACTAATAACATGGCAGTATATAAAATATTTCCCGAAAAAGATGCTTTTATCCAATCTAAATTTCCTGCTCAAAATACAGGTTTAGATGAGATTTTAGATATTTCAAATTATAATGGAATTAATGTTCAGTCATCTGCTCAAGGTGACTTGCCTGCTGTTACACGTGCGTTAGTTCAATTCAAAACAACGGATATAAACAATGTAGTTAACAATACAATAGGCGACGCGGCATTCCAAACCAACTTGAAATTATACATGGCATACGCTGAAAACGCGCCATTAAACTATACCTTAGAAGCATATCCTGTATCTGGAGCTTGGGATATGGGAACTGGTAGAGTAAGTGATGTTCCACAAACTACAAATGGTGTTTCATGGGGTTGGAGAAGCGAATCTGGCTCAAATGCTTGGACTACAGACGGAGGAGACTGGTATACAGATCAATCAGGTTCATCTCAAAATTTTGTTTATACAAGTGATAAAGACATTTCAATGGATGTTACTGACACGGTTAAACTATGGAACAGTAGCTCAATTGATAATCACGGCTTCATAGTTAAACACAGTGCGAGTATCGAATTTTCATCTTCATACGTTGAAACCGCTTATTTTTCCGTAGATACACACACAATATACCCACCTACACTAGAATTTAAGTGGGACGATTCAACTTATTCAACTACATTACCTCCCGTAACTGGTAGTGATTTCATTTTGTCTTTTACAAATTTAAAACAAGAATTTGAAGACAGTGGAATATATAACTTTAAACTAAGAGCAAGAGATACTTATCCTGCTAGGTCATTCCAAACTAGTTCTGTATATTTAGATGCTAAAGTACTTCCTACATCCTCTTATTGGGGTCTAAAAGATTCAAAAACAGGAGAAATGGTAGTAGATTTCGATACTTCATATACAAAAATTAGCTCCAACAATGACGGAAACTATTTTACAGTTTACATGGATGGGTTGGAACCAGAAAGGTACTATCAACTAATGGTTAAAACTGTAGTTGGAAGTGAAACAATGGTAATTGAAGATAAAGGAAACTATTTTAAAGTAGTTAGATAATGGCTAAACAAGAGGTAAAACTTAATAAACAGGTATTTGGAAAAATATCCTATCCTAATGTTGTAGATACTGAATTTAGACAGCTAGTTAAACCCGAACAAGCAGTTGAAATCGAAGCACCTATGACCGTAGCTGAATTTTTTGCTGAATACGATCGTTTATTTTATGAAATTCCTCAAAGAGGTAGCTTTGGTTCTCATGAAGAATTAGTAAATAGAAGTGCAGGGTATATAGGTGTAGTAGGACAATCAGAAGAAATTCAAGCTTTACTTGATGAAATTAATGATTTGAGAACACAACTTATAACATCACAACAGGAAATCGTTAACATGAGTACTACAATATAATATGGAAAAAACTAGTGTTGTATTTAACCCCTTAGATCCTTATATTGCTCAGGACTATACTTTACAAGATGTTAACTTATTAAATGAGTTTTCACTCAATAGAGATTTCGGTGCAGAACAAGATACAGTAGAATACCAAATATATTCTTCTACAAATCAGTTGTTGGCTATTAATTATAATTTCAAGAATTATTCAGTTCAATCAACAACCAATAACTCTAACTTATATGATACCCTTTATTTAGATCCTACTCAAGATGTTAAGGACGCAGGGTTTGATATAGGGAAATATAATACTGTATACTACTTTTACAGACCTATATTTTTAAGTAATTCAAGTACTAAATTTTATGTTAAAGAAATTTCTTCGGATAGAACCGAAATCAAAATTTCTACAAACGATCTATCTTACAATGCTGTAAGTACTTCGTATTTAAATTATTTAACATCTAAAAATTCCAAAAGTTTCTATTCTGATTTCCTTTTAAATTTTGGAAATAATAATACAGTAATAGGAGTTAACAGTTTATTAGATACTACATCTACAAACGAGCCTAGTATTTTTATTAAACTATATGAGCCTTTACCAGCTAATATTAATCTTAAGGATACATTATGGGTTGTAGAACAGGTATCTGACCCTTATTCGTTTAATGTTAATATTGAATTTGAAGCTGAAGTTACAGAAGAAGTTGAATATTTAAGAGGTCCAAATACTAATATTGAGTTAAACTTGGCAACTAACATGCCTACTACTTATTTTAACTTAAATCAAGTATTAGATACTAGTTTAACATCTTCTTATCAACAGGTAAAATCTATATTAGAAGAAAAAAGTGTTGATATTAATATTGACCATACTGAGTATGCAAACTTTGTTCATTTTTCTTCTGCAAATGAAAGGTTAATTAATTTTAAATATAAGTTAACTCAAATACAAAACTATCAAAGCGATTTAAACCAATTAAAATCATTAGATGCCTTAACAGATCAGACTGCTATCTCGGCTTCAAAAGCTACTATCCAAGAGAATATAGATACATTAATTGAACAATTTGATAATTACGAATATTATCTATACTTTGAATCTGGAAGTAAAGCGTGGCCCAAATCAAATTCATTACCTCCCTATGATAATTTTTCTGTAGCTGCTACTGCTTCACTTGACTGGTATGGATCCTCTGATGAAGATAGTCCTTACTATGGAGGACAAATATTATCTGCTTCTCTATATGATGATAATAACAGAAATTATATTTGGAATACTTTACCTGCTTATGTAAAAGACGATCCACAAAATCTAAACCTAGAGCTTTTAGTAGCAATGCTAGGTCAACATTTCGATTATGTTTGGACTTATACTAAAGCAATTGGTGATTTAAAAAATGCTGATAACAGAGCAGATTATGGTATCTCAAAAGACTTAGTAGCAGATACACTTCGTTCTTTAGGTATTAAATTATATACTTCAAATAAAACAAACGAAGATCTATTTTCCGCTTTAACCGGAATCACCCCCTCAGGTTCACTTGTTCCGGATACAGGTTCTTACAGAATAGAAAACTATATTTCTGCCTCAACAGAACCCATTTTATATGATGATGTAAATAAAGAGATATATAAACGTATTTACCATAACTTACCTTACCTATTAAAAACTCGTGGTTCATATAGAGGTTTAAGAGCTCTCTTAAACTGTTTCGGTATTGAAGATTCTATTTTAAGAATATACGAGTATGGGGGTATACAAAAGAACGTACAACAAGTTACCCAATATTTTGAAAATCACGTTTACGCTTTAGCTACTCACACTTCAAGTGTAGTTGAAGTTCCCTGGCTACCTTCCCTTATGCCTATGGTTGGAGAAAACTGGGAAGAAATGGATGTTGATTGGAACAACATTGAAGGTTGGTGGAATGGCATACTTGCTGAAGATCAAGTCCCAGATACCATTGAATTTAGATTTAAACCTTCAGGCATACCTTCTGCTTCCCATTATACACAATCTATATTCCAAGTAAATAATAGTGATTCATCTTCTCAGTTTGGTATTCAATTATTATACCCATCTGAATCGATTGCTACCTCAAGTGGTGTTTATGATCATTATGGTGAATTAAGATTTATTTTATCTGGTTCTCAGGGATATGCTTCTACAGATGCTATTTTCTTACCTTTCTTTACAGGTAGTTTCTTTAACTTAAAGTTAGATAGACAACCATCTAAAATGAACCTACAAGATACAGGTTCAGATGCGTTTTACGAG